GGTGGCCCAGGAGGTGGGTGGAACAGCTATGTGAATCCACAATTTGTCAGCAGTTTTATCGAGCCACGTCAAGCTGTGACCACAGTGCAACTGGATTTGGTAGGCTATACCGGCACAATCAAAGCACAAGCTGCCGACAATTATCAAAGCATTTGGTACAATGTGTCAGACAGCGTGACCTATTTCAATGAAACCCGAACCATACACTGGAACATTCAAGGTTGGTATCCTTTGGTTCGCTTGGCTTTTGACAGCAGCCTTTTTGCAGTGCCTTATTATCAAAATCAAGTCCCGGCTTTTGCCACGGCCTTTGTTGAGGATGGAGTTATAACCAGTATCACCATGCAAAACAACGGCAGTGGATATGCAGCCAAGCCCTTGGTCACAATCGCCGGAAACGGTGCCGGGGCAAGAGCCGAAGCCATATGGAATCCGGCTACCGGTGCAGTTACCGGCATCACAGTACTAGACGGCGGCAGTGGTTATTGGCGCATACCCAATGCAGCCATTACCGGCGGACAATATCCAGTCAGTCCTCAAAACCAAGGAGCCGCGGTTATAATCAGTACCGGGTACGTGGAAAATCTGCTATATAGGTAGATGAAATTCAAAAAAATTGTAGGATTTGGAGATTCTTGGATCTGGGGTGACGAGCTGTTAGATCCAAATCTACAGTCACATCCGCATGCACATCCTGTGCTGTTAGAAAATACCGGCTATAGGGAAAGTCATTGTTTCCTCGGTCAATTGGGCACACACTATGACGTGCCCACAGAAAACTTTGGCATTGCTGGCGGAAGTCTGACCAGTACCATATGGAATTATCTTTGGTGGCTGGATCATGAAATCCTGGATCCCACAGAATGTTTGGTACTGGTAGGCCTTACAGCATCCAATCGCAAAACCTTTTACAATCCCAATCATAGATCTTATGGCAACGATCCTGACTGGAATAGATATGTACACAGTGCCTGGGTGCATTTTGACAGTTGCTACAGTCAAGATTGGATGGAGGCAGTAAAGAAACTCACAGTGCTATCAGACTGCATTGAACAAGATATTCTAAATTACAAACAAACTGTGATGTTTTTCGAAGGCCAATCTGCCCTACGATCATCTGGACTGTTGCAATTTTGCACCATAAATCCGCCGGTAAGATTGGAATCAAAAAGCCTGCTGTGGCCCGACCGCAGTTTGGTAACTTTGATCAATCAACGTCCCGACCCAAAGCAGTATTTGGCCAAGCAGGGGCACCCTAATGAAAAAGGCCACCAATTGATAGCTGAAAACTTGATTCCTTTGATAGATTCCTGTATAATCAAAGGATGATTGATGTACTAAGTTATCTGCCCGCCAAAAGAAAAAACACCAGTTCGGGCTGGGTCAGTTTCAATGCACCTTGTTGTGAACACAATGGCGAAAGCCGAGATCGCCGCCAACGTGGTGGGGTCAAATCCACGGCACAGGGCTGGAGTTATCACTGTTTCAATTGTGGATACACCGCTAGTTTTGTGTTGGGACGTAATCTCAGTTTCAAAGCTCGTAAACTGCTGGGATGGATGGGAGTCCCTGCTGAAGAAATTGAACGTATCAATCTCGAAAGTCTTAAACACAAAAACATGGAAGGACTCTTGTCTGATCGTCAGCGAGTGGCCAATCAATTGCAGTCCATTGAGTTTGAAGATCGAGATTTGCCAGCAGAAACCTATCCATTGAACGATTTGGCTGAGACATATTTAAAGTCACGCAGAGTGCCTATTGATTACCCATTCCTATACAAAAGCATGCCAAGGCCTGGCATTGTGATTCCGTTTACCTATGACAATCAAGTGGTAGGCCATGCCACTAGATTCTTAGATGATCGAAATCCCAGATACATCAATGATATACAGCCTGGTTATGTGTTCGGCACAGACTTGCAAGGTGCAGCGTGGCGCTATGCCATAGTGGTGGAAGGAGTGTTTGATGCGCTCAGCATAGGTGGCTTGGCCGTGTTGCATGCCGAAATCAATGATGCACAGGTCAGACTGATTCGCAGTCTGGATAGAGAAGTCATAGTGGTGCCCGATCAAGACGAAGCTGGCATGCGCCTGGTGGATCGTGCAGTAGAACTTGGGTGGAGTGTAAGCATGCCAGATTGGCCAGCAGACGTCAAAGATGTCAACGATGCTGTGATTCGTTGGGGAAGATTGGCCACAGTGATAACTATCTTGCAGGCCAGAGAAACTAGTCGAATCAAAATAGAACTAAGGAAAAAACAACTTGTCAAAAAAATATCATAAACTTTGGGTTTTTGGTGATAGTTACAGCACTCCTTATGTGTGCGTAGACCCGCAACAAAGTTTTTGGGGGTTACTAGCGCAAGAACTTGGCATTCCTTTGATTGCAAATTGTTCAAGAATTGTAAATAGTTTTGATTCAATTTGTCAATTAGTTGTTGGTATCCAAACAAAAATTGACTGGAAGAATGATCTAGTGTTGATAGGTATACCTCCGTTGGAACGCATAACGGTTTTTGACGATTACAAAAATACGGAATATTTGGCCAGCGAGTTCGAAACAGATACTTGGCAACAGCAAACTTTTGATGTGCCATGTCACAGAGGTTTGTTGTGTTTGCAGTACTATGGTTATGATCAGCAATTAGTCTTACACCAAGATAGGGCTTGGTTAGAAACTCAAACCTTAAGAACTGTGTTTTTGTTGACTACTTGGTTAGATAGTATCAATGCAAATTACATGATACTGAATTTAAGCAAAGATTTTGATAAAAACAATGTCTGGGGTCCCAGTAATTTTGTGTTGCCTTACTGTATAAATCATCAGAAATGTATATTATTTGAAGATACCTATCATGGCATAAACATCGATGTCAATGAACCAGATGACTTTGAGCAATTTGAATGGCAAGGGCATCATGGTCCAGCAGGAAACAGGTACTTTTTTGAAAACTCATTACTACCAACCATGCAAAGGAACAAACTTTGTTAAAAGACTACGGACTTGAAGTCCAACGCCTATTTTTAGAAATGATGTTGCAAGACGCAGAGAGCTATGTGCGTGTGCAGAACATTTACAATCCAGAAAACTTTGATAGAAGTTTAAGACCTGCGGCCGAGTTTATTGCCCGGCACAGTGATGATCACAAGACCTTGCCCACTGCCGAACAGATAAAAGCCGCAACTGGTATTGGGCTTAATCATATTCCAGACTTGAACGAAGGACACTTTGAGTGGTTCATGGACGAGTTTGAAGGTTTTACTCGCAGACAAGAACTGGAACGTGCGATCTTGAAATCCGCAGACTTGTTGGAAAAGGGCGAGTATGATCCTGTGGAAAAACTGATCAAGGATGCTGTACAGATATCGCTGACCAAGGACATGGGCACAGACTACTGGGCCGACCCTAAGATGCGTATCAACAAGTATTTTAATTCAGGTGGACAAGTAAGTACAGGGTGGCCACAAATGGACAAGATCCTGTACGGTGGATTCAGCCGCGGCGAGCTGAACATTTTTGCAGGTGGATCTGGTAGTGGTAAAAGTCTTGTGATGATGAACATAGCACTGAGCTGGTTACAGGCAGGACTCAGTGGAGTGTATATCAGTTTAGAATTGTCAGAAGAACTGTGTGCGTTAAGAACCGATGCAATGTTGGCCGGAATGAGCACCAAAGAAATCCGCAAGGACATTGATCAAACTGAACTAAAGGTCAAGTTGGTAAGCAAGAAAGCCGGACAGTATCGTATCAAAGCCCTTCCAGCACAAAGCAACATCAACGACATCCGCAGTTACATCAAAGAAGTGCAAGTGCAAACAGGACTCAAGGTAGACTTTGTCATGTGTGACTACTTGGACTTGTTGATGCCGGTCAGTGCCAAGGTCAGTCCCAATGACCTGTTTGTCAAAGACAAATATGTTAGTGAAGAACTGCGTAACTTGGCCAAAGAGCTCAATGTGTTGTTTGTGACAGCGTCACAGTTGAATCGTAGTGCTGTGGAAGAAATTGAATTTGACCATAGTCACATTTCGGGTGGTATTTCAAAGATCAACACAGCCGACAACGTGTTTGGTATCTTTACAAGCCGAGCCATGCGTGAACGTGGCAAGTATCAGATCCAGTGCATGAAATCGCGTAGCAGTACAGGTGTAGGGCAAAAGATAGACCTTGACTACAACATCGAAACCATGCGTATCACAGACCCAGGTGAAGAAGCCGGTCCTGTAAACAGTTTTAGAAAGCCAGACATACTAAACAGTATCAAAACACAAAGTCGTATGACCACATCTGCAGAAGAAGAAATCGTAGAAACTGGAAAAATTACAGCCGATGTGCAGAGTGCCAAACTCAAACAGTTATTAGGCAAAATTAAAACCACGTGATCGCATATCAAGACATAAGAGATGTACATTTGGAAATCTCTAGCCTTTGTAATGCCAGTTGTCCATGGTGTCCTAGAACCTTCTGGGGGTATCCCTACAACGGCGGTTATCCAGAAGTCAATCTTTCTCTTGCACAAGCAAAACAGATCTTCCAGCCGGAGTTTTTGACACAGCTAAAAAGTATTCGCATCAACGGTAATTTTGGCGATATTGTGATGAATCCAGAAGGGCCTGATATTGTTGATTATTTTTTTTCAGTCAATGCAAAATTGCACATCAAGATTAGCACAAATGGCGCGGCCAGAGACAAAAATTTTTGGACACAGTTGGCTCAAACTCCGGCCGTGGTGATGTTTTGTTTGGATGGGCTAGAAGACACTCATCATCTCTATAGACAAAATACCCAATGGAAAACAGTGATCCGCAACGCACAAACCTTTATCAGCGAAGGGGGTCATGCTGTGTGGAAAATGATACGCTTTGAGCATAATCGTCATCAGATTGATCAGTGCAAACTACTCAGTGTGGAGATGGGTTTCGCCAATTTTGAACTAGTAGAACATGGTCGCGATACTGCGCCAGTTTTTGATCAACATGGCCGCTTGGTACATGTCATGGGCAATTATACCGGGGAACTCAATTTTGATGTTTTATTCTATAAGAAAAAAAATGATCAAATATTGTTAGAAGATATATTAACTGATTGTGAACCTGCAAAAACAATCAGTTGTGAAACTAAGAATTTAAAATCCATTTATATTTCTGCCACTGGGGATGTCAGCCCTTGTTGTTACACTGGATTTTATCCTAAAACTTACGGACATGGTCAGTATCATCAAGCAGCCAATGCTCAACTGATTCCACTGATTGCAAAAAACAATGCCTTGGAATATCCATTGCAGGATTGCATACAATGGTTTAAATCAGTGGAAAACAGCTGGAAAATATCAAACTATCAACAAGGTCGACTGGTAATATGCGACAACAACTGTGGTCAAAAACAATAAATAATAAAAAGGTCCTGGCCCAAAATGCAGAAAAAAACACGTAGCCTACTGGAAGAATTAGATGCCATGTACATCGAGCGCGATCAGCGCCATGTCATAGAAACCCGCGCCAGCAACATTATTGCCAGTGCCATACGCTTGTTGGAGCAAATTGACGAAAGTTATTCTCCCGACCAAGCAGAAAATCTCAAAAGAAAATTGCTCAATGCAATCAATCAAAGAGATCCCGGCAAATTCACTCGCACGGTAAGGAAAACCGATGCAAATTCATGAAATAACACGACCTGTGTTAAAAGAAGGATTGTTTGACGCTTTTCGACAACCTTCTGCAGTGGCAGCTGATGCGGCCAGTAAGTTAACTTCTCAAGGATATGGCACTGCCTACAAGGCACCCAGCGACAAATGGGAAGACAAATATGCCACGGTATTGCAAGATCCTGCAGTGAAACAATATGTCAAGAGTCTGGCACAAGGTTGGACAACCTATGCAGCTCAAAACAAACTAAAACCAGTTCAGCCACAACCAGCTCAAAAAACATCAGCTGCCCCAACAGCCACTATGACACAACCTGTCATGTTGGGCGGAAAACGGCTGGATCCTAAAAATCCCAATGATGCTAAAATTCTAGCGGTCATGCAGTCTCAAGGCAAACTTGAGGAAGCTCCGCAAGAATATACCACACCCAGTGGTATTGTGGTTCCAGCAGGAGCCAAGACAGATATTGCACCTACATCGGCTGCAGATACAACTGTGAATGTGGATCAATACAAACAATCTTTCATTGGTTGGTCAGATTCTCAACTGGCCAGTCGTGATCCAGTTTCAAGAGACGCAATTACCATGAATGATGTGCGTGGAAAATTTACCGACCTTGATACCAGGCTCAACAAGTTGCTAGATCAAATTGTGCGTGTACAAGGCACACCTCAACAAGCCAATGTCATAGAAGAATATTTTAAACTGGCAGTGGCAGGCATACAGGCCATAGCCCAAACTTCCAGAAACAAAGCACCACAACAGCGTGATACTAATCTTGGAGTCAGTCCACAACAGCTGGCCAGCCTGCGTGCCTTAGCACAAAGCCCTGCTGGCAAGGATCTTTTGGTCAAACAACTGGGACTATAACATGCAAATTTTTGAAGGCGGCAATGTATTTAAAGATGCCGACGGTCGTGCTGTTACACAGCGTATCAATCAGACTGATGTCAAAAGCACCCTGGCCTGGTTGGAAGAGCTGGTACCTGGCCTAGATCTACAGAACAATACCTTGGGATCAACAGGAATCAAAGACACATCGGGAGATCTTGACATAGCTGTAGACAGTGGTCAAGTTACCAAAGAACAAATGGTGGCACAGCTCACACGCTGGGCACAGAGTCACGGTTTCAAACCTGAGGAATGGGTGCGTAAGTCAGGAACAGCAGTGCATTTTAAAACACCCATCAACGGCCGTCCTGACAGCGGGTATGTACAAACTGACTTTATGTTCTTGAAGAATGTGCCTTGGTCCAAGTTCGTGTTGGGTGCCATGCCCGCAGATTCACGATACAAAGGTCGTGAACGCAACGTGCTGATCAACAGCATTGCCAAGAGCAAAGGCTACAAGCTGAATCAAATTGCTGGCATACAACGCAGAGATGATCCCTCAAACACAGTGATCACTGACGATCCAGATGCTGTGGCCAAAATGTTGCTAAACAAAACAGCTACACGTCAGGATTTAGCATCAGTGGAAAGCATACTACAAGCACTGAGCAGCGATCCTGAACGTGAAGCCAAGTTGGCTGACTTTCGCGAGCACATGAAGCGTGAAGGCTTGCCTTTCTTGGAAAGTGCTGAACTACTTCAACCTGTGAGCGACACCTACTTCCTGGCACGACTTAGAGACCGCATAGTGAATCAAGGCATGCAACCCATCATGGAGGCAGCCAATCCTAGAATTGAACACCTGGAAGACTTGGTGTTTGAACGTGGCACCCGTGGTGTGCGTGAAGCCCTGGACATCATCATGCATGCCGCAGAAGATACCAGAAAAACAACCACAGTCAAGTGGGATGGCAAACCAGCCATCATCTGGGGCCGCAAACCCACAGGCGAATTTGTACTCACAGACAAGAGCGGTTTTACGGCCAAAGGCTACGACGGCTTGGCCACTAGCCCAGAACAAATTGCAAGAATCATGAATCAGCGTGGTGGAGAACGTGGCGGCCTGATTGCTGTCTATCAAAAACTTTTTCCCATGTTGCGGGCAACCACACCTGAAAACTTCAAGGGTTATATCCAAGGTGACTTGTTGTACACAGAAACTCCACCCGAAGAAGCCGGTGCTTATGTTTTCCGGCCCAACTTTGTGGAATACAAAATACCAGCGACTAGCAAACTGGGTGAGCGCATTGGCGCCAGTGAAGTAGGCATTGCTGCACACACTAGATACCGTGCTCCAGATGCTGCTGCAGAACCCATACACCATGTAAATCTTGAACCTGTGCCTGGCCTGTTGATCATTGAGCCCACGGTCAAAGACATCAAAAATGTAGTGCCCAACAAAAAGCTGATCCAACAACTCAAACAAGTGGTCAATTCCAATGCCGCTGCCATAGATGGCCTGTTCAATCCCACAGAACTCAGAGCCGCTCAACTCAGTGACTTGCCACAACTATGCAAACGTTATATCAATAGCAGGATCACTAGCGACTATGACAATCTCCTGCCGGACTTTGGTGCTTGGCTCAGGACCAATGTGACACCCAGGAAGTTTGCCAACATCATAGAATACTTGCAGAGTCCCAGAAGCAACATGGATGGTATCACGGCCGCATTTACAGCATTTCTGTTGTTGCACGAAATCAAAACTGATATGTTGGAGCAACTAGATCGACAGCAACCTGGGCAAGAAGGCTGGGTTCTGGCCACACCTGCAGGTCGTGCAAAACTGGTAAACCGCTTTGGATTCAGCGCCGGAAATCGCATCTTAAACAACCCCAATTTGGCCACCTAACTCCTGATTTTTTACCAAAATGGTAAATACTTTTAGGTCCTCAGTGACCATATATTAAGGAGAATCAAAATGGCATTTATTACCCCCGTATCTGGTGGCGCACAACCAGTATTTGCGACAGACGTTCGCAACCCTGTAGCAGCTGGCGCAAGCACAGCCGCAACACCTGTAAACTTCCAAGGTCCTAAGTTAGACTTTTATCGTGTAGTTGCTAACACAACTGTTGCTGGTCAACAAGATGTTAACGAATACGTTTCCAATGTTATTCAAGCAATTCAACAAACAGCTACCGTTGCTATGTATCAAGTTGATGGCACAATCCTCAGCTTTGGTGTATTTCCAACTGGCGCATTTGGTGATAGCGCAGCTAACCCACCTACAACAACAGACACAGCCAAATTCTTGACAGCGGCTAACATTACCTATACAGGTTTCCAGTTAGACTCCTGCACAAGCATTGGTTTCAAATTGGCCGCATCCTAATCGAATCTTTCGATTGCACAAAAGCCCCGCAAGGGGCTTTTTTTTGTTGACTTTATAACGATGTCTGTTACAATAGTTAAATACAAACATGCAAGTCAGCAAAATCACAGAAGTTACCATATTTGAAAGTCCTGACGGTGGGCGTACTGTGTATGCTCGCAACCCCGGCAACAAAGATAGAACGCTACACTGGCAAGACCCAAATCTACAACGAGAGCTGGAAGAATTAGAATCACAAAAACGCTGGGTAGATATATTCCAAGCCAGGCGAGACAATCCAGAACTGGATCGCCTGTGTGAACAAGTGGAAATACTCTATGAGCTAGGGCGACGACAACCATGAGATATGCTTGTCAGACCTTGTTTGATATCACGGCCACAGGTGTAACCGGTCACTACAAAGTCACACGCATGCCTTTTGTTGATCAGGCCGGACAACGCATACATGATCAGACCAGTTGGAATCGCAGTCGCAACCAACAGCGAAACTGGGAAACTCTAACACAAATCCTGGGATTACGAACTCAGTTGTTTGACATGACTGATCCAGTACGGGACAAATCTGGAACCAGCTGGATGTTTGAGTTTGAAACAGAAATCTCAGGGGCATTTGGCCCAGATTCAGATCCCACGCAGATCTTGCGCACTGATGCTGAGGGCGTGCCTATGATCTTGGATCTTGACAACCGAAGTGATTTGGTTCCTGTGTTAAGGACCCAGGGTCCTGAACAAAACATTTGGTTTGCAGTTGCGCCATAAATATTAGATTATGAGTGACGCTACTGATATTGAAAAGAAAAGCCTGGAAGCACACGTAGAACTGTGTGCCGAACGCTACAATCAGCTGGAAGCTAGGTTTGAGCATGTGGAAGGCAAGATCAATCACTTGGACACCCTGTTGCGTGAAGTGCATGACATGGTACAGCGCATGAGCGACAAACGCACAGATCAGATCATAGGCTGGGGAGTTGGCGTCATTGGAGCACTTGTGGCAACCACAGTATATCTCGTTACAAATTACGTGTTAAAATGATTTCAGAACGCGAAGTGGAACGCATGTTCCGTCAGGAATTCCGCGATCTCATGCCCAACGTTATTTGGCAAAACGACGAGGGAATTTTTGAAGTTTTTGGCCGCTACCGAATAGTGCCAGAACCGAACGGATTTAGAGTGTTTTGTAGTGCCACAGATGTGGGCACATTCGCTAGTACCCGTAGCGCACTCAGCTGGTGTATAGCCGATAAAAATCAAGCCTACAACTTGGCTCGCGAATTACATGAATTAGACCGCAAACTCACAGCGTTGAACAACGATATAGCTACGAGATCAGCCATTGCTGAACATAGTCGTCGTTGGGAATTTAGAGATCCTGTGGCTACCAAACTAGAAACCAAAATCATACGCAGGAAGCAAGTGGAAAATCGTCTAGCCAAATGTATTGACTGGGCTAAATACAGTCAACAACGAGGATTTAACAATGAAACTCAACGAATTGGCCGTAGCCAACCCAACAAAACAAGCCGCTAAAGTATTCGAAAGCTACTTTGCCCAGGGCGTAAATTTTGACAGCATGACTCCTAGTCAAGCTCGTGGCATGCTCAAGCGTGTGCGTGCTCTTATTGCTGAACACCGCAGAACTCCAGAATTTCACAGCAGTGAACAAAATCCTGCATATTTAAAATTAGTAGTCATGGAACAGGCCTTGGCCACAGCAGCCACAACACCAGCAACTGCTCAGGCCTCACCTCAACAAACAGCCGCAGCCATGAGCTTACAACGTCAACAAAAACAACGTCAACTCGATGACGAAGACAAACAGTTGACTCAGCAAGCACAAGCTATCACTGCTAGAAAAGCAGCCATACAAAAAGAAAAAGCCATGATGGAAGGACGTCGTAGTTTACGTCAACGTCTCAAAGAAGCCAGCGAAGTTCAACAAGCTCAAGTAGTTCTGGCCAGTCAAGACATGGTTGATCAAGTACAGAAAATGAGCGAACAGATCAGTGCCATGCAGTTCAAAGATTTGCCAGCCTTGGTTGATCAGATCAAAAACGAAGTTGGCACACTC